TAAAAGGATCAACAGTGCTTAGCAGACCACTAGGCCAAGTAACGGTAGCTTCGCGGTTACTATCTGTGGTTAGCAGATTTTGACCCATGATGAATACTTTGCCGTATTCGTCACAAGTAATACGGGCGTCGCCGGTGTTGTACGAAAGGGCGTGCGTTTGGCTGAAGCAGTTTGTCGCCCCGGCTTGCCTGGTGAAGATAGCTGGCTGGTTTGTGTATGTTGCCAAGACTGTTGCAAGCTCTTTGATGTTGCTGCTTTGCGACCCAACGTACATGCCGCCGCTGATGTCGGCACTGGCCAGTTCTTGAATTGTCCAGCGCGTGGAGTCAACCACGCAGCTTTTGTTCGTCATCCCGGTCGTGCCGTTTGCAAAATTGAAACAGTATCCTTTGGTGCCCGAATAACCGGAGATGGCGCCGACCGTAAAGAACACCACAAGTTCCGAACCTTTTGTAACTACGTTTTCGCAGTTAACGAACTTGAGCAGGTCGTAGTTGATGTTTTCCCCGGTAGGGACATTGCCCTTCTCGCCGCCATTGAAGAGGAACGTGCCGCCTTCAATACTTACGTTACTTACACCTGCTAGGTCAAAAGCGTAACCACTCAGCTCGGCGTTGCAGTTAATGAATTTGAACGACAGTCCTTTTTGTGATGTGTTTGTAGATCGCCAGATGTTATTCGTGTGGCTGCAGAAGTGGTGTCCGCCGGCTTCGACCGAATCGAACACAATGCCCTCCAGGCCGTGCGTTTCGTCGGCAGTGATGACTTCTTGCTGCTCAGAACAAAGTTCAATGGCCTTTGCCCAGTAGTTCAACTGCATGTTCTTGAACTTGGAGTTGTAAGCACCGTCTACAGCTCCAGGCGTGCCGGTTGCTTGGGATGAGTAAGTTGTCAGCTTTATGGCAACGCAATCGGTCGGTGGCCTTTCCGCGAAACTGTTTCGGCCAAGCATGGTGACGTTTGACCAATAGACACCCGTGGGGCCATAGATAATGGCACCACGATTCCAGCCGTTGCTGCCATTGGCGTTCCAGCCCATAACAAGAACGTCGTTCCATGTAGACGTGTATGGGCCGTTGCCTTCTAGGGCAATCACAAATGCTGTGCCGCCTTTGATGTCGGCTGTGCCGCCTGGAAGCTGTCCAGCCTTGACAGCGATGCCTTCTATGCTGATCGCCCTGGCGTAGCTTGGAGTAATAAACCCCGTCTGCTGCGCTGGGGTAGTTGTGCCGCTTGCAACTGCAAAAGTAAATACAGTTGGGGATACCACGACGATCGTCTTTGGTCCCAAGAAAGCTTTAGGTAGAGCAGAAACAGGGCCTTTATTCAGTGGTAGGGAAATGGTACTGCTACTAAAATTGTGTGCATAAGTGCACGTGACTGTGCAGGTTGTACCAGCGACCGAAACGGTTACGGGATTGTAGTCGTGCTCAATGCCGTTAGCGGATGCGGTTGACTGTACGATTGTGGAGTGGAGTGAACCGTCTCCGATAATTTTGAAAGCTGGACCGGCCTTACCTGTACGCAGCGGAGACGTAATTCGATAGGTGCCGGAGGGGATGTAAAGGGCTTTTTCGGCGGTGGCGGCTGCGTCGATTGCTAGCTGCAGGGCAGCTGTGTCATCCGTCGTGCTATTGCCTATGGCACCAAAATCTTTAGCGTTGACCGAATCCTTCAGTCTGCTGTCGATCGTTCTGGCAACAGCTCCTGTACCAGCCTGTGTAAATGACAGTTTGCTAGCAACGATACCGGCACTCGCATTGACATCAGCATTAACAATGCTGCCGACACCAGCCTGCAAATTAGCCGTATCCAGCTGACCAATCGTGATCCAGGCGTTGTTCGAGCTGTTTCTTTGCCTCAGCGTTGCGGGGCTGGTGCTGGTGTCAACCCAGTATTGATAGGCGAAGGTGGTGCTAGGAGCCGACGCACCACTGTTCTGGCTAACGATCGCGGCTAGCGCGTTGTTGAGGTCAGCACGGAACGCCTGGCCGGACTGGTTGGCGATGTTGTAGTCGTGCTGAGCCATCAGACGATCTCCCGGCCGTAGCCGATTGCAGTGTAGGTGAACTGGCGGCTCACGGCGGTCCCGCCACTGTTCCTAAAGGTTACCTGGAATCCCGTGCGTGTCACGGTAGCTACTGAGAAGTAGTCGCCTGTGCCCATGTTGAAGCCGGTTACTCCGATGCTGGGGGCTTCATAGAAGGCATCGGCGAAAGTAACCGAGTAAGTGCCGGCGCCGCTGGTCAGCGTGGTTGATTGCTCAGTTCGTTGCTGCAGTTCGACCACGCAGCCGAGTTCGTCGATCAGGATGTTCACTGATGGGTCGCTGCTGCTGGCGATCGTTTTGAACTGGAAGCCTTGGCCGCGAACGATGGCGTTGGCAAATTCGCGCCAGCTGCTCCAGGTCGGGGTTCCTGCCGGGTTGTCCTGGGTAGAACGCACGTAAAGTGTGGCATTCACCGAGTCAAGGTTGCCTTCATCAATAAGCGACCACGAATCTATCAGCTCTGATTTATCGTCCCAGAGGCCGTTGACGAGATAGGCACGTGTTAATAGTCTGCGTTGCAGGTTTACGTCAAACACGCCACCCATATCCAAGGTTGAGCCGAACTCATACTCACCCGAATTGAGCACACTACCCACGCTGTCGATTGTAGTTAAACTGTCCCATAAACCCATATCATCGACAAGCGTTCCGGTGCTTATGGTAAGCGCATCTAAATCTGCGCTGTAAAACATATCAATAGAGTTACCGTTGAATGGCGGGGTTTCTTGGTCTTCAGCGTAAGTTTGAACAAGAAAGCGAGGTAGCGGCGTAGGCAAGTCCGCCACTATTAAGGTCGCGTTCAATGATTTACGCCCACCGTCATCCTCAAACTTAAGTAGGTATGTTCCCTCCAGTAGCGGAACTTGCTTTTGCGTCTGATTACCTGATGCCGCTGGTACGATCTCGACGCTATTTTCCCACGTAACGCCCGTAAGATTTGGCGTGTGGCGGATTAGTACCTTACCACCGATTTTAACGTCAAGCTCCGTAGATGCCTCCCAGCTGATGATGGCACTGGCTTGATCGATGGGGACTAGCGATACGCCAGTAACGTCAACTGGTAGCCCGGTTTTTCCGACTGCATTGAATGAGAGCTGCGCTGGCAGCACCGAAGATTTAAGGCCCGCATTAACGCTATATACTTCTACTTCGTAAATCCCCGGCGTAGTATCAAAAATTTCAAGATCTAAACGCGATTGTACGTTTGTTTGCCAGTTACCGTATTTGACACGCCAACGATAACGGTACTGATTTATGCCAGATACAGCCTGCCACGTAAATAACAGTTTGGAGAGCGCACGACCGTTGTTTTCGTAAAGCGTTTCGACGGCCTGCAGGTTGCTGGGTGCTGGTGGGATCTCGTTTAGATCGGTAATATCACGTTCTGTAAGTGCCCGACCACGTTCGATGTAGTCATATTTTGATGCGTTGTACGCCAACGCAGTGACCTGGTACTGTGTTTGGTCTTGCTCGGTTACGCTAAGTACACGCCAAGTAGAGGACTGTAGGTTTGATGTTTGGTAAATCCAGACACTATTAGGGTTAGGTGCGGCCGGAAAGGCTGAATCTAGCGTAAGTACGGGTCCAACAATACTTACTACTGTGCGCGAAGCAACCGTACCGTCTGGCAAAATTACCGACAATGCGCCACCGACTGGCGTTAGGTCAACTGTATTGTCCACGGTTACTGTATTTGTTGTCGCCGTTTTAAGCCGTCCGCCACGACGAGTGCCGGAGCGTACTGGATCACTAATTTCAATGATCTGGCCAGGGCGTACCAGCAAACCGGCGTCAACTGAGGCAGTAAAACTTACTACTTCAGACTCGTTTTGTTCGGAATACAGTAGCCATTCACCGATTCTTCCGGCTTGACTACGGCTAGTGCAAGCAAAGGCTGATATTTCGGTGGTTACAACACCGTACTTGGCAATCGCTGCTTGGTCTTCAACTACTTCGCGGGCAATATCACGCAGACTCAGATCAAGATAACTAACGATTACAACTGTTGGCCTAGTTTTCAGGCTGCCGCCGGAATAGGTAAAACCTTCCTCTGACACGTTGGCCAGCGTGAACAGGTAGGCAGGGTCACTAGGCTTGTCTTGGCTGATCGTTAGTGCGCCAGTGCTCCAGTAGGGCATCGCCCGGAAAGTGGAGCATAGGTCATTGATCAGCTTGTAGGCTTCCTCTTGCGTCTGGATGTTGATATTACAGGAGAAGCGTGGTTCGGTACCACCAAAGCCGTCTGGTACCAGCTCGTTGGCGTACTGACTGGCGGAATAAAATGCCCACTTGTCAAGACGGGAGGCGTTACCAGTAAAGCTTTGCTTTTCTTGGTCGGTAAGTATATGATCGCCGAAACCGTAGCGGGTTGAGGTGAGTAAATCCCAGAGCACCATCGCAGGATCACTACACCATTGAGCAGCTTTCCAGGTGCCGTCCCACGTACCTGTGTAGATCAATCGCCCGGTAGTTGAGTCAACAGTGGCATTGGAGGGGATGCGGATTTTTATGCCACGAACTAAGTACGAACGACGTGGAATTGAATTGAACTGTTCGGCACCTATGCGTAGGCCAACTAGGGCGCTGTTAGGGTAACGCAGTTTTGCGTACACAATTTCAGTGTAACTAAGCCAACTAAAGGCGTTAACAATTTTAGAAGATGCGCCTCCTACATCTTGTTCAGAATTATCATTCGTGATGCGTGTAAGCTTGATATCGACTGGTTTAGCGCCCTGTAGATTTACCAGGTACTCGCGTTGATAGGCGTCGGCAGTTCGCCCGTTAACTGTATCATCTATTGCGACTGTGTACCCGCCTCCGGCGTATTGAACTGCAATCTGAAATCTAAAAACGCTACCGACAATATCCCCTTGGTCGGTAAATCTCTGCAGAGCAGGAATGTTTATTGTTACACGAACTGCATCGACCGTTATGTCTGAAATGGTACGGACTACCGGAGTTGATTGCTCTACAACAACGCCAACGCCGATCTCATCTTCAACTTCTGAGAATCCTGGAATCGCTGGCTGTTCTTGCGTACCATTGCGAGCGTACGCAATAACATTGTTAAAGTTGTAAATACCGTCTTCACCTTGAAGCGGGGTATTATCGATGAAAATTGATTTTGCGCCGTTCTTTAGTCCCTCAATTTCTCCTTCGCTGATTAAGTCAATTATGCTTGCGTACTGCGTTGAATTGAGGCCGTCGGCGGCTTCCGTAGGTGAATAGGTGGCTTGACTACCTCCGCCTCCCTTGCCCCCGCCACCAGCACTTCCACCAGCACCAACAATCCGTTTCATCCGGTTACCTGCACGGTATCGGTGCCCGCTGAGATCACAATAGATCCCACTAAGGTTTCACCATAGACAATCGGCACCGGAGTACCCTGACGACTTGTGTTCTGGATACCACTGAAACTATAAGACTTGCGCGGGTCGTTGGGGGAGTCGGATCCTAAGGATAGGCGGGGTGTCGGTGTGAGAAGCTGCGCAACGCCACCTAATACGAGGCTGGCGCCAATACCTCCAACCATGGTAGCTATTCCTGCTCCAGCGGCTGCTATGCCTAGTGGGATAATTGCAAAACTTAGTGCAATCAGAGCCACGCCCGCGATGATTCGGCCCGTGGCACCAGCACCAGTCACAACGGGAACGAATTTTATGATCTGCCCACCGGCGGGGTCATGCAGATCGTCTTCGCCGAGGTCGTAATCGCCGAGACTTACGCGGTAGTGCTGGTCCGCCATGTGACGTTGCAGGTCTGGCCAGTTGGCGAGCAGGAAGCGCACGGCCTCGGCGGCACTGCTTACGTCGGCCTCAAGCACGCGCTTGCCGATGAACTTCGCCAGGCGTCCGTAGAGTTTGATCTTACGCAGCATAGCGAAGCCTCCTTCCCGTGCATTTTAGTAGCCATCCGCCGTAGAGG